GGCATCCGTCAAGGCCACTTGCCCATCCCAACGGCCCCACATTTTCATCAATAGCTGGTGCTTGACGAAAGCATTTTCCGCCTCGGTTGACGTTTCCAGGCCGAATTCGCCACGGTCAAACCAAAAATATTGGCTCCAATCCCCTAAGAAGATTTCCGATTCCGTGCCCGCCCCTAGGGTGGTGGGAATTTGCGGAATTTCAAGGACCGGGTGCCCTAACAGGGTGCCGGGGGCTTGAGGGGCCAAGCCGTCCAAATACAGGAAACGGCCCTGTAAGTCTATCAATTGCTCGATCAAGGAAATAACCGTGCCGTGAATGGCCCATGCGGCATTTTGCCGGTATTCTTCGGTTAAGGTACGCCGAACCTTGATTAGGTCGGACGCCGCCAAATTGGCCCCTAATTGGCCCGTTGCACCAATACCAATTTGGTTATGCAAGCCCAGGGGTTCCCCGGAGCCGGTCCCATTGATAATTTTGTTTTGGATTTCCTTACGGAATGCCTTAGCAAATAACGTGTCAAAATATTGCACCACGTTAAACCGGCTATCCGCCAGTAATTCCCGGCTCGTCCGGGTCATGCCAAACAAGGCATTCACTTTCCATTTGATTTGCTCTGTGGCGGGGTCTGATTCTGTCCCCGTGGTATTTTGCCCTTTCCAAAATACGGATACCGCCGCCCCTTCCCTGGGCATTTCGCCGGAAATGGAACCAATGGGAACCGTAGTCACCTTCCCCAACAAATGATTGGGGGCTTCGATTTTGTAAATAATATCCTGGGCCATTTCATCGGGCACCAAGAATCCGCCTTCTGATCCCACCTGGGTATTCAGGGCTTTCAATTCCGATTGGTTCTTATCCACCACGGCGGTAACAAACCGCTTGGCATTGGCTTCCCATGACTTATCCACTTGCTTGCCATCGGGGGCCGTGAATTTCATATCCCGATTGGTGGCCGGGGAAGCTTTTAGGGCCGCAATTTGGGCTTCCACCGTTTCCGCGGAAACAAATCCCTTCAATGCCTTTTCGATTTCGCCCAACCGTTTTTCCGTAACCGAACCGATTTTCTCAAATTCTTCTTTAATGCCCGCTACCAACTCCTTAACGTCCATATTATTTTCCTCCCGTGAGTTTATCGGCCAAGGCTTTTGCCTCATCGGCCAATTGTTTTAATGCTTGGTCCACTATTGACGCTTGCAAGTATTCCAACAAATCCGCCAATTCCTTGGCCGTGGCCGCATCTTCCAAAGCCTTAGCATCGGATACCGATTTGCTTTTTCCTATCTCCGTGAAGGCCGCCCGCAAATCCTTCAAATCCCCAAAATCAATGGACCGGCCCGCCGCCGTAACCAAGGCTTCCCGGTTGGCCGGGATGGGCACAGCCGACACCTCCAACAATTCCAAATCTTCAATCACTCGGTAAATATTTTGCCCGTAGGATTTGACTTCATCCTCAGTAGGTTTCCGCCATGCCTTCGGAATGAAGCCCACGGAAAAGGCACTTAAAAACCCATCCCGGTACATTCCCCATACTTCCTCGGCAAAGGCATGATCCGCAAATATGGGCGTAAACCGTAGGCCGTTTTCGTCCACCATTAATTTGGTGGCCTTTGCCACTGGCAAGGTATCGTAATTATGCGCCCAGGGCACGACAGGATTTTTCTTAAATAATTCCAGGGTGCCGACAAAGGCTTGGGGCAAGATAATTTCCCCTTGCCGGTCCACGCTCTTAAAACTAGCATAGGCTTCCACGCTACGCTCATCCACGTTCACGGACCGAACCTCGGCAAAAGATTCATGGGCTTTTTTCTCTCGCAATTCTTTTTCCAAAGCCGCCATTTCTTCTTTAGTCATGGATTGGTTTTAACATTGAAGGGTAAACCGTCAACCCCTCCGGCCCGGCACCAACACGCCCACATGATTAGGGTGGAATTCGATACTATCCGCCTCATCAATGGGTATGCCCGTGGAAAGGCACCCGTATTTTTCCCCCTCCACGGTATGCCCCTCCGGCCCGCCTTCGCATCCGATTACGTCTAAAGTGGATATCCCCACATCTTTATAGCTTCGGACACTCACCCGGTCCCAGGTAGCGGAAATTTCCGTGCGGGCAATTCGTTCCGCCCGGTAGTTTGTAGCTTCCGTGAATACGCCTTTCACGCCCTTAAATTCATCGTCCGAAACGCCGTCAATAATTTGCTCCAAAGAATAGCCCCGATCCACGCCCAAGGATATTACTTCATCCAAATCCGTCCGAGTAGTCCGATTAACCCTGGGCACCCGATTGGCCAACGTGCTACGGGCCGCCGATAGCTTGGGGTCATCATGTTTTAATTTTGAGCCGGTTAGGGCGTTCAAAATATCCACGCTGGCCGATATCGTGGCGTCAAATTCCCCTTTCATCAGATTATTGATTTTCCCCGCCTGGCCTTCCCAATTAAATCCCGAAGTGGGAGCCTTCACCACGGCCATGGCCTTGGCTCGTACCCCATGTTCCCGAAGATAGCGGATTACGGCGGCCTGTTGATCCTTGAAATAGGCAATCAACGCCGCCCGCACTTTAGGCCGCCTTCGGTTTTTCATCCGATCATACGAAAGCAAAATCCGATTACGGCCCACGGCTCGTTTCATGTGCGATACGGTCAACCGGGGGTATAACGCCCTGGTAGGGGTGGCCTCGCCCGGGGGTTCCGTGCCTTCCTGGGGGGCCGGTTCTTCCATGGCGTCAACCGGCATAAGGCCCACCGGAAGATAAAAGCTATTCATGCCGGGGGTATCGGATTCCTCCAAGCCTAAAAATTCTACCCGCACTTCATTAGGGGTAATCGCCCCTAAGGCAAAGTACCGTTGGGCTACTTCGCTTTCGGATTTGTCATCATCGAAAATTGGCATATCCGTTTCCACCCGCCAATCAGGATTGAACGGCATCACAATATCTTTGGTTATTTGCTCATCAATTCGCTTGACCAACGGGGCAATGGTTTCCCGTTGATACGTTAAATCCTGTTCCTCAGAATTAGAATAATTGGCATTCTCCATAATGCCCGCCTTGGCCGGGGGCACCCCGAAAATAGACAGGATTTCCTGTTGGGTAAATTTCAACGTGCCCAAAAATTCCATATCCTTTTGAGTGACGCCGGTTTGTTTGTACTTCAATCCGGCTTCCAAGAGGGCCAGCTTTTGCATCCTCTCTACGCCTTGATGCTCCTGTAAAAATTCTTTTTTGAGCCGGGTGAAACTTTCCTCGGTCATTTGGTTTTCTGATTCCAGTACCCCGGAGAGCCACGCCCCTTGTTCAAAAAATTTCCAACTGAATAGATGGGCGGCATTGTCAATTTCGTAAGTCATAATAGATGCTTGAATTTTCCCCATGCCATACCAGGAATCCCTAGGGTGGGGCAATTTCGTATGGCTCACCCGCGCCGCATCAAATGGCATCCCATCCCCACGCCCACTGGCCCCATTCGGGCGGAACACAAACCCGGAAATAAATGTTTCCCTGTTAGGAATGATGGTCACATTTTGCGGGGGCATCTGCCATAATTCCCGTGGAAGATTCCCGATTAAATCATCTTTGAGGGTATAATTATTTCCCACTAGCAAAAGATTCCAGGCCATAGCTTCCCGCAATTGCGGGCCGGTCATAAACGGATTAGGCCGCTTGAGCAAATCAATTACTGGCCCTTTGGTAATTTCCCCGTTATCGGCATCCAATACCTTAAACCGCTTGAGGTAAATAGATTCCCCGATAATAGAAACGCATTTATAGACCATGGCAATTTGTTGGGCCGCCTTGAGGTAGGAATCATAATCAATGTATTTGGATTTCGGGTCTAATTGGGTTTGCCCATATGCCCGCAAGGCGGAAAAATTCTTGGCCCCAATAGACCAATGGAATAGAATTTGCCTGATCCGAGGCATGAGCAACGCAAAGGGATTCATAGCCAGCGTGCCCTAGGTATCTTGGCGAACCGCCAAGCAATTGTATCTAGGTTTTGGGCATGGCGGAAATGGTCCGGGCCGGTCCTTGCATATTCGTACCATATATTCCCCATCTTATCTTGCTTCCTCACTTTGACAAGGTTTTCGCCATGCTTGCAAAATTCCTCAACGTCCCGGCTCATGGGCGGCAAAATCGCCATTTTGTTTAGGAGTACGTCCCGGCTTACGTCCAAGGTCATGGTGCGGTTACTATTCACCTGGCCTTTTTTGTTATCTAGCTTCGGGTCATTATCCACGTTGTCATCGTAATAGCTTAACCACACACGGCCCGGAAAACGCTTTTGTAAATCCCTGGCCTTCCGTGTCTCCGGCATGGCGTCAATAATCACGCTGAAAGCCCGATACTCACGAACCAGGGAATCTATTTCCTCAAATTCTCGGAGGACACGAAACAGATATTGCCGCCGTCCATCCGGGGCGGGCCAACTAATCACGCAATGCAAAAGCTTCCCCTGGTCAATGCCAATGGTGGATTGCATCCCGGCGGGAAAGCTGGGGGCTTCGGAACCGCAAAGGGTTTTGAGAAAATCGGCTTTCAATTGCTCCGATATGTCAATATAAGGAAGCCCCAATTTATTGTTATAGAAAACATCCTTGTATACCAAATCCTTGTAGGCCGTGAGAATTTTAAGCGGGCTAATCGTGGCGGAAAATAATTGACTGAAATGGTAGCCCCTGATTTTACTTGAAGGATTTCGGGCAATCCATGTTCCATTTCGGTAATCAATTTCCTTTTTGCATTTTTGGCATATCCGTATTACATGACCCTCGGAGACTTCGGCCAAACAATCGGGGAAATAATCGGTTAGCACGTTCTCATGACCGCACCCGTGGCATTTGATATGCCAATACCGTTGATCCGATTTCTTGAATTGTTTATCTATTCCATAATCCGGCAAGGTGGGATTGGATAATTCGGTAATCCGTTGAACCTTGGAAGCCGATACCCGTTCTATAGCTTCCTCCCGGCGGGCAGGTTCGATTTCGTCTAATTCATCAAATACCAATTCATCAGCCGGAAAGCTTTTGATGCTCGCCTTGGATTTCATCCCACGCAAATATAAATAGGCCCGGCCTATCCGCTTGATCCGTGTATTATCTAATTCCTCAGATTTCACTTCCTGGGATTTCAATGTGGGATTGGATTCTAAAATAGGGTTCACTTTATAGTTAGCAAAATCCCGCATATCCGTAAGAGTGGGAAGGAAGTAGCCCACGCCTAGCGGCAATTCGTATTTGCATCCGTGGATAGACCAAATCAATACCACGGTACTTAAACCCATTTGGGGGCTTTTTTCTATAACGGTATGTTCAGCCCTGGGAAATTCGTACAATTCGGCCAGGTAAGGCCGTTGAATTAAATCAATCCGGCCTTCGGGAATTTTAATAGCTTCTTGGGCAAAGAAGGCTAAAGAATGGGCCGCCCAAAAACTATTATAAGCCGGGTTCTTTAGCTCGTTTGGCTCTAGCCCTGGCAACAATGTTTCCGATTTCTCTTAAAGAATTCTTATCCAAATCCTCCAAACTTGGCGGGATTTCATCCCCGGTCCGGTCCGTGACTTCCCCCCGGGCTAACCGTTCCGAATCCAAGGCCAGCCGGTAGGCACTTACGGGGTTATCGGAAAGGCCGCTTTCCAATTGCTTGTAGGCCACTTCTTGAATTTTGATAGCCCGTTCAATATGCCGGGCGTTCATTTCGGCCACCGTGCCTATGGTACGCCGTTCCGTTTCTACCGCCACCTTGCCGACATAGGCCCGCCTCTTTTCTACCCATCCTTGTTTGCTGGATTTCCTTTCCAGGCAACGCAAGGTATAGCCCCGCTTGCCTTTGTATTTTATGGCAATGTCAGCTAAGGAAAGCCCATTATGGATATATTCCACGGCGGCATATAAGGATGGGTAG